AGGGAGGACACATTGACCACAACCCAGAGTTCTACTCAGAGGGAGGCGCCTCGCTGGCTAACCGCTATGTCCGCGGCGACGGCGACGGTACCAGCGATAGCGTTCCTGCTATGCTGGCAAGCGGTGAGTTTGTCATCCCTGCTGACGTTGTGTCTGGCCTTGGAAACGGCGACAACGACGCTGGAGCAAAGGTATTGGATGGATTTATGGCAGCAATAAGAAGTCACAAGAGATCAACAAACCCAGAGGATCTGCCTCCGGACAGCAAGGGGCCCCTTGCCTACCTAGCAGAGGCGCACAAGAAAGCAGGAAAGAAATATGGCCGGTCTTAACGATCTAGTAACCAACAGAGAGACACAATCAACGTCGCTGCCGAGCTGGTACAGCACGGCGCAGCAGAGTCTTGTCAACCAGGCGACCGGGGTCAATGCCCCGGCCCTGGCCGATACCGCGGCCCAGTCTGCGGTCAGTGCGTTCGGAGCAGGCAGCCCGTTTACCGCGGGCCAGAACATCCTGCAGTCGATCGGAAGCGGCGCCGCAAATCCCTGGCTTGTCTCAACCGATGCCGCGGGGGCACAAACGGTTACACCAAACGTTGCAACGCCTCTGGGTGGTCTCTTTGCCGCACAGAAAGATTATCTTAGCCAGATCCTACCGGACATCGAGGCCGCCGAGACGGCAGGCTCTATCGCTGGCGGAGACTTTGGTAGCCGCATGAACCTCTCCGGCGTCCAGCGGGAGAGGTCCAAGGCATTCTCCGACCTGGCACAGAAGCAGATGCAGGCCGCGCTGCAGGCGCAGCAGTACGGGGTATCGGCCGGTGCCGGACTGAGCGACATCGGCCAGGAGATTGTCAAATCCGCGCTTGAGACGGGCAAGTTCCAACAAAACGCCCCGTACGCCGGGGCCGTAAACCTTGCCAACATCCTCGGAGGCGTAAAGACAGGACAGGATATTACCAAGTCCGTGCAGCTGGGCGGGCTAAACCAGATCATGGGCCTCTTGTCCGGTGTGCAGGGTGGTATTGGGGCGCTTACCGGAGACTACATGCGAGACTCTACCGGCAAGATTCTTACCGACAAACAGGGCAACCCAATTAAGCGACAGGGATTACTTGACCAGCTTGGAATTAAAGGCGGCCTTACCTCGCTCGGAAACTTCTTTAGAAATCCGTCAACTCTTCCGCCTGTCACTCACACAAGCCCCGACTCTGGCGCCGTGTTTGACTCCGAGTCTGGGTTGACGTTTGTCACGGGCGCGGACGGAAACCAGTACTCAATCGACGTCAGCGGAAACTACTACGACGCCGGCGGTAATTTAATATGGTCGCCTGGTGGTGCGTACTCAGACGAGCCAGACTACGGCTACGGTTATGGTGATGAAGCAGAAAATCCAAACTATTACTACGACTTTGGGTACGGTGACAACAACACAAACCAAAGCTATACCTATGACCCAAACTATGACTTTGGGTACGGGGACTAACGATGAGCGGACTTTCCTACTTTGATAACGGCGGCGCAGCGCAATCAGAAGACGCCACGGTAATGGTCAAGCCTACCGCAGGTCGCGGTAGGTACGGTCTTCCAACGGTAACGACAAACTTGCCTGTCAACACCGGCGTCTTGTCCAGCATGGAGCAGCTGTACCAGGACAAACTGTCGCAGCAGCAGGGTTTTATGGAAGCCATGAAGGACGCCGCGGCATGGTGGTCTGGCGGAATTGAGGGCCCTGGCGCCGCTTTATCTAGAAGGACCAAAGAGCGCGAAGAACAAACCGCTAACCTGTTCCAGCTCCAGACGCAGATCGCGCAGTACCGCGCGGCGCAGGAGGCACAGAAAAACTTTGAGCGTCGCAGAACTGGAGAGCTAGGTCAGATTCCAGGAGCTGCGGGACAGCCTCCCTCGCTGGCGTCTCAAATGTTTGGCATGCCTGCCGAGATTCGCCAGGCCCTTATGAACGCCAAGACAGAGGCGGAGTACGACAAGATATACGGAGAGTGGGCCAAGAAGAAGGCAGAGGTAGAGGCAAGCCCAGAGTTTGACGTTCCGAAGATTCCGGTAGTTACTTGGAACGAAGAGACAAATGAGTGGCAGCGCGATGTCATATCCGCTCGCCAGCTTCGTGCCAACCCAAACAAGTACCTCAGCCCGGAGAGCGTTCCCTCGGCGCCTGCCAAGAAAGAGGCTCCCAAGCCTGCAGCGGCAGCAACACCGCCCGAGGCGGCCCCGCCGCCTGCAGCGGTTGCTGAGGCCCCGCCCCCGGCAGCGGTCGCGGAGGCACCATCCCCGGAGGCCGCGCCAAGGGCACAACCCGTAAACTACACATTCAGCGAGCTGACTCCCGACCAGATTAAGAGGATGAGCGAGCAGGGCCGTGCCATGGGCCTAATTAACAACGTCATGGAGCGCCCGGATGCCGCAGAGCTCTTTGACAAGCAGCCACTTGAAAAACGCAAGGCCGTTTTCAACGCACTGCAGACTCCTCCGGTTCAGGTTGCAGCAGCACCATCTACGACCATGACGGACGTGACGGCACCGACCACGGGAACGATGAGGCCAACGACTCAGGTGGCGCAGGCTCCTGCTGCCGCACCGGCTCCGGCTCCGGCTCCGGCACGTCCACCAAAACCAACAGCTAGCCAGCTCGAGCGGCAGGCCGAGATAGATAAGCAGGTGGAAATTGCAGCGGCAACCAAAAAGCTTGAGTCTGATAAAACTCAGCGTGATCTTTATGAAAAAGAAGCAGATCCTTTACTTATTTCAGAAAGAAAAACTCGAGCCGAGGCTGTACAAAAACTTGTAACTGAAGACCCAACAATTGTTGGTGTTTTGATGCAGCCAAACGTTAAGAGCGCAATTGCAAACGTAATCCAGCAAGGCCTCTCTACTCCGAGCGGATCCATATCTATCTCTGGTTTGAGCGACGCAATCTTCCAGACGCTGCCGACCACTATGAGCCTTACCAAGCGGCGCGAGGTGGCTGGATACATTGCACAGATGGAACTAGATGCGGCCAAAGCAATGAACGGTCAGGGCCAGATCTCTGACTCCGAGCGACAAATTATTAGGGCCGCTTCTATTAGCATTGAGGACCCGGCAGAAGTAGTGGTCAAGAAGGCCATGATGATGCAGGCACGACAAGAGACGCTGGAGAAGTTAAACCAAATCTACGGCGATGGAAGCAAGTTTATTAAAAACTTTGGGGCGTTTAAGAACGATCCCCAATACAAGGCAATACAAAAAGAATACGAAGAAAGACTTCGTGCAATTGCAAAACAAGAGATTAAGATTGATCGGTCCATGGTTGGTAAGATCGGCGGAGGGGATCAGAAGCCGCCAACAAAAGTTCAACCGTTTGGGGATGCAGAGAAAGAGCGTCGCTATCAAGAGTGGAAACGGAGCCAGGGCAAATGACAGACCAGGAACGCGAAGAGTTTGAGTTTCGCCTTAGGCTAGAAAAAGAGGCCGAGGCCAACAAGTCAGTATCCGATAAGGTTGAAGAGTTTACGGGCGTGGGCGTCTCCAGCCCCCTGTTTGGCGGGGCGGTTGGCGCCATAGCCGGGATACCGGCGGGTGCCGTAATTGAAGGCGCCACCAAGGGCGCGACGGCCCCAATACAACCGCGGACCGCGGTCGGGGCCGGCACGAGCGGGGAGAAGTGGCTGAGAAACTATGCAGGCATGGACAGGCCCGGTTTTACTGGCGGAGTGCCTCAGGCATCTGCGGCCTATCAGAGGTCAAAGGGCCAGGGGCCCGTCTCGTCAAGGGTGACTCAAAGGTTTGGCCCGGCGGCAAAGCTCGATATTGCAGGACAGCTTGAGGCGCAGCAGGCGGCACAAAGGGCGCGACCCTTTGCCGAGAGAGTAGCCGCAAGCATGCCGGAAAGTTTGCAACGCACTGGCCAAGCGGTACGTGGCGCGGCGGCTTCGGTGCCTACATGGCTCGGTCGTGGTTTGGCTGGAGGCAGCGCTGGATTCCAAGGCGTTGACGCGGTTAATAGAATAGAGCAAGACGATTATCTTGGAGGTTTAATCAGCGGGCTTGGGGCTGTTGGTTCAGGCGTGGCAATGATCCCTCACCCACTTACGCGCGGAATCGGCACAGCCGTTGGCGTAGCAGCCCCAGTGCTTAATGAAATTATTGACCGCGCTCGTAAAAGAGAAACACCAACAGAAATTTCAGCTGATACATATCCAATCGGTGCGGCATCTGGTGGAGCAATTCGTGGATACGCCGGAGGCAAGAGGGCGCTTGCCGATCTTGCCGTTGGCAAAGCTCCCGCAGGACTTGATTTCTTAAAAAAGGTTTTCGCCCCCGCTGAGTCAAAAGCCGTAAAGCTTAGCGAGGGGCTCGCTCCGTTTGAAGGTGGGAAGCTTCGCGTAACGCAGGCCGACAGAATGCGTGTCGGTGAGGGCATGAAGGGAGGCTCAGGTTTCCCTGGGCTGCAGCTTTCAGATCCCGAGCACGCCGCAAGACAAGCCGCCTGGATGACCGACGCTAAAAACGCGGCGACCATTCTCTCCAGGGCCGCACAAGAAAATCCTAAGACGGTTTTCTCTAACGTCCTTGGCACGCCAACGCAACATCATTCAAACCGCCAAGTGTTTGGAGACCTGCGTGACGCATACTTCCAGGCGTTAGACAAAGGAGAAGTCAGCCCGGAGTGGATTGAGAAGGCAAACCTACTCATACCTAAGCTGACTACGGGCAAGGAACGCAGCCCTCTGTTTTCACAGCCGTTTGACGTGCGAGATAAGTTTGCCGTCCAGGAGCTGGTAGATACATTCGACCGTCGCGGTGCGTTGGCCAGTATGTTTGCCGGCGAAAGAACGGGCGGCGCTAAGAAGGGCGCGCTTCCGTTCTACTCCAGAATAGTAGAGTCGTACGCCGATCCGGCAACAAAGAACGCTCCCACGTACGCGATTGGAAATCGGTTGTTTACGCTAACCGGAGAGGCTCCTGAAAAGGTAACGGACTTACATCCGGCTTACGATTGGTTGTTGAAAGGTAAGGACGTAGGAGTGCACTTCGATCCAGTGCCGCAAGAAATCGCCATGCGAGACTTTTACTCTCAGATGGTGAAAGAAAAAGGACGCAAGCCGGGGACGTTTGAGTACACCCGCGGCTATCCAAGATCGCAAGACGTTACGGAAGATTACTTAACCTTTTTGCAACGTGAAGGATATAAGGACGGAGGCTTGTCGCGGTGAAACCCCTCCTAGACCTGCGACGTCTTGCCCTCCTCAAGGACCCCAAGAAGAGGGCCTACGTCGAGGAGTTTACGCCTGGCTACTACCACGGCTCGCCCGCTCGTGACATCGAGGAGTTTGGGCCCGGCCCACGCGGTGCGATATTCGCAACGCAGGACCCCAAGTTTGCCGAGAGCTTTGTGCCCGGTGGCAAGAAGGGCCAGACGTTTGGAACGGGCGGTACGATGTACCCTCTTTCGATCCGCAAGGGAAAACACTTCGACCCCGAGGACCCGGCCAACGCCCCGTTCCTTGAGAGGTACATGGAGCAGTACAACGCCAACATTTTGCCAGGTCAGGGGCGCCTGCTGCCGAACGTGTTTACCGGCCGCAACACCTGGCTCTCGATGGAGAACCCGAAGTTTATGCAGGCGCTAAAAGATGCCGGTTACGACACGTTCTCCGTGACAGAGGGCGGCGTCAAAAACATTGGAGTGTTTGACCCAAAGAACATCAGGGGCAGGTTCGCCGAGTACGACCCTGCCAAGAAGGAGTCAGGAGACTTTATGAAGGCAGAAGGCGGTCTGGCACATCTGGCAGCGGGCGGTAGAGGAGAGCTGGCAAAGCGCGCAGCAAACTTAATCCTTCCACCGGCAGAGAACGCTGCTCGTACACAAATCATTGGCACACTCCCGACCTACAGAAAGGCCGCGGAGGAGTTTCAGCGTCGCGGGGCGCAGGGTAGGGGCCTGGATTTTGGCGCCGGGCTTGGCGAGGGCGCGAAGGTCATGCCGGGCCAGTACGAGACCTATGAGCCCTTTGCTCGCGGGTGGAGCCCGACATACTCCGAGATGTCGCAGATCCCTCAGGGGGCCTACAATCGACTCACAAACCTAAACGTACTAAACGTTGTCCCCCGCGAGGTTCGGGATGAGATCGTTCAGGGCATCGGTCGCAGCATGGAGCCAGGTGGTCTTGGACTGATTACGACCCGAGGGGCGGATGTTATGAAGGCAACCGGCCGACCCGGTCCGGAGCCGATGTCGGTCATCACCAGCCGCGACACTTACCAGAAGGGATTTACTAACCCCGAGCTGCAGGACTACCTGAAGTACATCCTCGGCTCCGGATACGACATCGAGAGGCTGGGACTTGGCCCGGCTGGTGCCGCGATCCGCAAGAAGGCAGAGGGCGGTCTGGCTCAGATGGCCGAGGGCGGCAAGACACCGGCATGGCAGCGCAAGGAGGGCAAGAACCCCGAGGGCGGCCTGAACGCCAAGGGTCGAGCATCGTACAAGGCCGAGACCGGCGGGACACTGAAGCGTCCCCAGCCCGAGGGCGGCGCTCGCCGTGACTCGTTCTGTGCCAGGATGAAGGGCATGAAGAAGAAGCTTACCTCGGCCAAGACGGCAAACGACCCAGACAGCCGCATCAACAAGTCGCTAAGGGCGTGGAACTGCTGACATGGCCTCGTTCTTCGTCGCGGTCATATTCTGGTGCACCCAAGAGGGCTGCATCTTTTCCTATTCCAACGACCAGTTTCCTAACAAGCACGACTGCGTTATGTCGATGGACCAGGAGATAGGGAAGATGCGCGACCCGAAGCTGAGGGTTATATCGGCACACGGCTCCTGCCTGGAGTTTAAGCAGGAGCGGCGTGTTTTATTTACGGTATCGTTTACCTACCCATCCCTCGGCCGCTAGAGGGAAGCCTGGAGCCCACTTAGGTGGCGTGGTCATAACCTCGGTCACGCGAGCTAAGGCGGACTCGCCGTCTGCCTCCTTGACTAAGAGGAGAATCTCATCGTGGATGCAGTTGACCACTTCAAATCCGTCCTGCTCAAGCCGAAGCATGGACTCGGTAAGAAAATCACGCGCGGTACCCTGGACAGCGCTCTGAAATACGCTCGACCCAATAAGCTTGTTTCGGCCCCACTTGCGGGTAAAGGTGTTCTGGTTGCGGACGGTAACCCCGTCCCTGACCTCGCCCCAGGGAGTCATCTGAGGCTCGACCATCGGGTCTCTCCAGCAGATCAGCCGGCCGCTGGGAAGGCACATCCAAAGGGCTCCTTTCGCAGCCTTAAAGAGAACTTTGCCTGACTTGATCGGCGTGCCCGGTACACGTATAGCCTCGATGGCGGCACGCTCAAACTCGTACCAGCTCTCCTTGACCCGGACGTATTCCTCGCGGTAGGCCTTCACGGCCTGCTCGCTCTGCGCCGGGGTCAGCTTTACCCCCATCCCGTCCGCGTACTCGACCAGTCCCTTGGCGCCTTGTCCGAACATGCAGCCCAGGACGGCAGACTTGGAAACCTGTCGCATGTCCTTGGTAACTTCTTCGTACGGTACCCTGTAAAGGCTCTTTGATGCAAACGTCTTGTACTCGTCCAGCCCGCTGCGGAACATTTCGACCTTGTCATTTTGCCCGGCAATCCATGACGCCACCCTGTTCTCTATACTCGAGAAGTCGGCGTCCACAAAAACATGGCCGTAGGGGGCCTTAATTGAGCTCCTGACGAGGCTGGATAGCTCGTCCATGGTGCCACCCCTGCCCTGTACCAAGATCCTCTCCACGGCCTCATCAAGAGCCTCACCGTCGAGGTGTGGCCTGGCAAGGTTCTGGAGGTTGAGACCTCCCCTGGAGGCAAAGCGCCCGGTGCTAGCTCCGTGGTAGACCAGGGTGTTGCGGATCCTGCCACCGACCTGGACCTCGAGCATCTTGTCGTACTTGGCGGTGCTGGTCAGTGAACCCTGACGGCGCAGCTCCAGTACCCGACTAATCTTGTCGGGCATATCCTTGCGCTCGAGTAGTTTCTGGACGGTCTCCGCGGTCAAGTCCTCGACCTGGATACCTCCCTCCCTAAGCCACTGCCCGATCTTGGCCGGCTGGTTGGCCGTGATGCCCCCAGTCAGCATCGTGATCTCGGACTCTATCTTGGCCTTGTTGATGGTCACTGTCGCGATCGCGCGCTGCAGCTCTGACGGGTCCACGGGCACGCCGCGGTCGTTAATAATTTGGGTCAGGACCCACAGCTCCTGCTCCTGGTCGGACAGGGGCCGGCATTTCTCGGCCACGGCCATCTCGGTCCGGACGTCCTGCATGCAGTACTCGTACATCTGGGCCAGCAGCGCGGGGTCCTTGTTGAACTGGCCCTTGCGGTCTGGCTTGGACAGCTTCTGTATCAGCCTTCGCCCCGTGACGTCCTTCTGCTCGGATACGCCAAGAAAGATCGCGGCCTCCTCGAGCGACTGCGGGATGTTAGACGCCGCGGCCATGGCCATGGAGTCGGTAAAGTTTTTCCAGCGGACGGGTAGCTTCAGGACGTGGCGGAGTATGTTGTACTCAAAGGCCGCGTTCCATGCTGAGAATCTTACCGTGGGGTCGGATAGCCAGAACGGCATCGTCTGGTCCGGAGTCCATATCTTGACTGGTGCCCCGGGGAAGCAGTAGGCCATGCAGATGACCTCCGTGCTCTTGTCCCTGGCGTACTTGTCCAGGCCGTAGGTCGGGAGGTCTACCAGGCTTCGTGTCTCAAAGTCGATGCTGATGTTCATACGTGCTCCTGTGGCAAGCCGACGAGTCGGCGGTTGAGAGGGTACTGCCTTGGCGCGCTGCCAGTACGCCATACTGGCAGCGCGCCGGCCACGTCAGCAGAGAGAAAGGTTGGGGCTGAATCCATAAAGCCCGTTGAGCCCTGCCCGTGACTGCGGATGTTTTGCCCCACCTTCCGCTGGGGGTGTTTTGTATTCTAACAGCTTTTCAGAATTCTAACATCATCAATGTTACATAAAAAAGTAGGGGGCCAGATTTGGTGGCTGCTACACGCGGCTATGAAGGCAGAAAAATACACCGCTTGCCACATCCTCTCGAGGTCTGCCTGACACCCCCCACAAGCTACTTCACCATGCAACACACAAATTAAATGCCTTGCCTCCAACGCCAAGCCATATTCCAATTCCATAGGTTTAGCGGCGGGCACTTCCAGACGCTTAAATCTCGCATACACCGGCCACGCATGCAAGCATCTGCGCCCCTTCGACGTTGTCAGTCTCTTCTTTAAACAGCGACCAGTCAAGCTTTGGCATCTTGGCCTTCAGCTCATTGTACTGCGCCTCCGTGCACTCTTCGTACGGGGCCTGGCGGTACGTGCCTCCGTCGTGCGGCAGGAACGACACGCCGCTGATCTCGTCAAAGTGCTCCCACACCCAGGCACCGACCGAGGGCCAGTCCTTCTCGTGGACCGAGATCGTCACAGAGGGCTTGTGCTCGCACCACTGTCTCTGATAGGCAAGCCACAGCTCGAGGTGAGAGATTGACGATACGTCGTCTCTGACCAGCCCCGCGGGCGCCTTTTGCGGAAAGCTGAATACCGTGGTCTGGGTCGGCTTGTAGACGCAGTCCTCTGCCGGCACGCCCTGTTGTACCAGGAACGAGCTGAGCGGGTCCTTCTTGTCGCCCCTGACTCGCCTGATGTAATACTTGGAGTGCCTGGGGTGTATCCCGGAGGCCGAGTCGACCAGCTGTGACACGGTGCCCGAGGGCTTGACGCACGTAATCGCGGCGCTCTTCTCGATCCCAAGCTTGTTGGCCCAGGACTCGTTTGTCAGACGGGCGTGCTCTCTGAGCTGTGACAGGGTCGATGCAAGAGTCTCATTGTTCGCGCACATCGCGGTGTTGTCGTAGATACCAGTCAGCGACACTCCGAGCAGTCTCTCCTCCTCGGTGTTGCGCTGCCACACCTTTCGCAGATACGGAAACTTTGTAAAGGTGGCCTGTATCGTTCCCAGAATTGTCGCCAGCTCGACCTTATTCTTGAGGGTCTCCAGCGTGTCATCGTGTCGAACAACGACCTCGGTAAGGTTGCAAAATTGATACGGCCGTAAAATGATTTCCGAGCAGGGGTTTGTTCCAAACTCATGCGCGGGATCGCGATGGCCATACTTTGCAACAGTCTTGCGCGCGGCCTCACGATTAAAAATTCCTCGTTCGCCAGAGTGTGAATTGTAAAGGGAAAGCCACTCCTCCATAAACTTTCCAACCGGCGGAGTCTCATTATAAACCGCGCTATTGTTGGCGAGTGCACGATGTGGTGCGGTCTCCCACCAAGGACCAGCTTTGGCATGTCGGATCCTTTCGTCGTCCAGGTCTGACAACGAGATCATGGCGGAGCGACGAACGCCGCCAACAACCACCACCTCGCCGATCTTGCACATCATGTCGTGACACTCCAGGGTGTTCAGTCGCCGACCTTTCGCATTTTTGAAAGTGTTGACGGTGAACGTAAATAGGTCCACGAGAGGTCCTGGTCCGCTTGCTCGTCCGCCAAAGGTCTTGAGTCTTGCCCCCGCGGGTCGGACGTTGCTGACGTCCCACTTCGGGATCTCTCCGGCGTAGAGGTGTGCGATGAGGAGCCGGAGCGCTTTCGCCCAGCCTTCTTTGGAGTCGTGGACAGCGATAACATGTTCGCTTTCAAAAAGTTGCTCCGGCACCTCGGGCAGCTGAGAAGTGTATTTAGATTCAACGCTGAACCCGACGCCAGTACCGCAGAGCAGGATGAACATAGCTTCATCGAAAGACTTCGGGTCGTCGACGGGGAGATACGAACAGTTATAGATGCAGGTGTTATCACGGTCGGCACTCTTTCCTGCCGTCATCATGGCACGCATCGACGGCATAACTTTTAGGTTGTAGATTGCGTCGTAAATCTCGTCTTTCAGTTCTTTGTTTGCGGTGATGGCCGGCGTGCGGCTAAAGATGTAATCAACGAAGCGCCACACGGTCTCGCTCCACTGCTCCCGGCGACCCTTGTCGTCGATGTAGCGGGCGTAGCGGCTGGCGGCGATGTATTCTTGGTACTGGTCCATGTATTTTTCTTATCAAATTAGATGGTGAAAGGGCCCGCCGGCACCAGGCCGGCGGGGTACAACACAACAACAAGGAATTACTTCTTGGCTGCTGCCTTTTTCTTCTTGGCCGCGGGCTTCTTGGGTGCGGGCTTGACCTCCTCCTCATCGTCATCCCTGTCACTGCCAAGTATCGACCAGATGCTCTTGTTGGCCTTCTTGACGTCCTGCATGGGTAGGCCAAGAGCGGTCTCATAAAAGTCAAGCGCCTGCTGCATGCTGTCTCGCATAACGCGTAGCATGTCAACGGATGACTTCTCCGACCAGGGGCCAACATAAAAACGGGCCTTGTTCTCTCCGTCGCCGATGTCCAGCGTCAGGTCAAAGTCGGTCGGCGATGTGGCAACCCCACGGAGTACTACGTACTCCTGGGTGCCCGGGAAAAACTTGGAGAAAGATACCTTCTCCGTTGCCTTCTTACTCAATTTATTTCTCCTGATGGGGTTAAACTGCAAAATCCTCAGCGGCCGTGGTGGCACCGCCAAGCTTCTCTCCGTCTTCCATCTTCTGGACGTTGTTTAGTCCGCAGCCCACGCCCTTAGATCCGTTGCTGTTGTAGGCAAAGAAGCTGATTGAGGCACGGCCAAGACAGCCAGAGTAAAACTCCGAGCGGTCGATAATCGGGTTCAGGTCTGCATCGACCACGCCAGGCTTTTGCTGGCTGTTGGCGTTGATGAAGTACGAGTTGGCGTATGCCGGGTCGTCCTTCTCTGCATCGCCGTCACGCAGGCCGCCCTTGAGGCCCTTGGGGATGGTGCCGCCCCAGACAGACTTGTTGTCTTCCTTGACCTGTTCGATAGCCTTGTTGATGCGCTCGATGGTGTCCTTGTCGGACTTGGGGATGATGATTGAAACGGAGTACTTTGGAACGCCGCCTTCCTGCGCCGCCTGCGGCTCAAACACGTGGGCGTAAGAGAAGCGAACCTTACCTGTTACTACCTTTACTGACTTTGCCATACTAGGCTCCTTGTTTAGCGTCATGGCCCTGAGATCCGGCGGGCCTGTCCCGGCTACTACTCTGACTTATCACCGACCTCAAACGAGTCGATTATAAGACCGATCTGTCCGATAGTGTAACCTATAAAGGCCACCATCATTCCGATGCGTCGCACCTTGAGGTACGACAGCGTCGTGAAGATGTACATCAGACCGACCAGGGAAAGAAATACGTGTGGGCTCATTGATCGAAGATTGTATCATCAATGAACACCGGGGTGTTGTCTCCAACGTAGGCGCCTACGATGTTGAACTGGTACCACTCCATGGCCTCATCGGGGTCCATCCTGTCGTGCTTAATCAGCAGCTGGACAACCTTGGGCTCGCTGTATGCCACGGCCATCATGCCCGAGGCGCTGGTGGCGACTCCGATGATCGCCTCGTCAAAGTACTCTGGGTCCAGGAAAAGTAGCTCGCTCCCGTCGAGGTAGTTGTCGGCAATCTGCTGTCGTTTGCTCACTTGAAGTCCTCCTGTGCGGTGTTGTCTTCCTTGACAAGCTTTGGGGCTCCCTCGGGCTTTACGATAAACGCGGAGAGCAGGTCTGCGATGTAGCCCTTCTTGCCAAGCTTCTCAAGCTTGGCGACAGACTTCAGTGTCGCAGGCTCTGTAATGTCCTCTTCTTTAAAACCTTTGTCAAGCAGAACGGTCTTGGCCAGCAGCTCGTCGGTGATCTTTCGGTGCGTCTTGGTAGGCACCAAGGCGTAGCCTTTCGGCGTCTTGCCTGTATTGATCGCCCGATCGGTAAAGTAAGCCTCCAGGTCTGCCACGTAGGACCGCAGGCTTGCGGCTCTGGAAAACACAAGCTCCAACTCGTCGTCGCTTAACAGAGCAGGCTCGCGGAACTCCAGCTTGGCCACCTCGTTGATGTAGTCTGACCTGGCGCGACAGGTGTGCTTCGCGCGGCAGAATTGGCAGTGATCGCCGGCGATAAACTCCCCGGTGCCTGACCAGGCGCGCTTTGCTTTTTGTTTTACAAAGGTGTTGGCCCAGTCGAGCAGTCGGGCCAGAGATGTACCGTCGGTCGTTATGCTGTCGAGCCGCGGCTGGACAATCGTGTACTCGACCTCTTTGATGTCCGGGAACTCGTCTTTGAACTTGCTCCAGGCGCCGAGCGCGTAGAGCCTGAGCTGCGAGTTGTCTTTCGCCGAGACGGGGATGCCTTTTCCAAACTTGAGGTCGATGACTCTGACCTTGTGCTGTGAAAGTATGACGACATCAGCAGTACCAAATCCGTCAGGAGCCCAGTCAGAATAATCCACGCGCTGCTCAAATAGCGGAGTGTCAGCCTCACCAATCTGGCTGCGGACGTATAGAACATAGTTGTCAACATATTCCTCGAACTCCTGGTTGTAGTATGGCGTGGCCTTGATGATCTCGTACTCGCGCTGAAACTCCTCATACCCAATTTGGGCGTAATGATGCCTAAGCTTGATCTCTGCCAGGGTGTGGGCCATGGTGCCCTCCTGGCTGTAGTCAAAGCTTCCTGCGGACTTCTTTAGCTCTGGGAGTGTCGCCTCGAGGCGAGCGCTGGGCGTGCAGAGCAGCCAGCGGTGGGACGACGATGCGGAAAGGACGGCGTGGGCGGTCATGTCGGTTTGCCTTGTTAGCGGTTTGTGGTAATACCACTAATGCAAAAAGGCACCGCCGCGGGTGCCTTTTTCCGACTAAAACGGTTGGTCTTTTTTGGTGCGCTACTCTTTGGCGGCCTTGAGCTGCTTGATCAGGTCGTTGACGGCGCCGGAGAAATCTACCACGACGTCGGCCTTGAGCTCGACTTTGTTCTCACGCGTCTCCCTGTAATCGGATTGGAATTGACCGCGGAGTGCGATCTCCGCCAGCCGTGAGTTGTAGGCCTTGTTGCCGACGTTTGCCAGCAGCTCGCGCTCCCAATGCGCCTGGCTGTGTACGATGGCCAGCTCGAGGGCGTCGGCGAAGTCTGGGTACTTTTTCTTCCAGTCCTCGGCCACGCCCTTGGTGATGCCGATCGCGGAGAACATCATCTTCTGCGATGCACCCGTCTTGCCCATCTCGATTAGTGTATCGCACATCTCGGGCTTGAATGTGTACTTTCGTTTTGACATTACTTTTTGGCCGTCTTGGCCGACTCCCTGAATGCCTTCGCGGTGGGCGCTCCCTCCGATCCGGGCTTACGCATTTTTTCTCCTGACCCTCTTTCTATCCGCTCTCGTTTGGCGTGGATGTTGGCGTACAGGCCGGGCTTTGCGGACCCGCCGGCTGCCATCTTGGGTAGTGTTTTAAAGTCGTCCATGTGTATCACCTGATGATATCGAAATGTCGGCACTTATTGATAACTGCCGACATTTCCGTATTGGTGGAGCCGCCGGGATTCGCACCCGGGTCCGCCGGGTTCGCTTCGGTTTTATCCCGTCGTCGAAACTATTCCGGCCCCGTTATTTTTTCTTCTCTGCCTTCTTCTCGGCTTTTTTCTCGGCAGGCTTGTCTGCCTTCTTGTCGGCGGCAAGGGCCAGGGGTGATGCGGTTACGAATGCCGCTGCCAGCAGAGACGCGATAATCTTTTTCATTGGCTTTCCTTTAGGGTGGTGGGTGCCGGGGATTCCACCCGGCCTCCTCTTCGTTTTAGAGCCCGCGAGTCCTGGGCTTGATAGGGCGTCTCACGACGTGCCTACCTCTACCTATGCAGAAATGATACCGTCGCCGCCCTTGATCTGTTCCTTGGCCTGCTCGGCCTTCTTTCTATCGGCGAGTGCCTGGTTCAGTATGACCTTGGTCATGGCCGCGGCCCGCTCCTGGCGCTCTGCCTCCTTGGTCGGGTCGGTCATAGGTCGCAGGTACTTGGCCAGCTTGCGTCTCATCTCTCGGTTCATATCTTCTTCTCCCTAACCATTTTCTCGTAAATGTCCCACAGCTTCTGGCATCTCAGGTTGTGGATCTCCTGCAGGCCCAGGAGCAGGTTTGCCACCTGGTCCTCGCTCAGCTTATCCATGCCGTCGTAGTACTGCTCCCAGATCAGCTTGATGTCCTCGCTGGTCGTCCAGGCGGACATGATGGCCTGCTCCAGGTCAAACCTGTCTAGGCTGCTTTTTAGGCTTTCTGTTTCCTGCTGCATTTTCTTCCTCCTTGATTGCGTCAAACAGCTCGTTGAAATTGGAGCGCAGCCTGGCGCTCAGATCTGCCAGCTGGTCCGATATGTTGTGCAGGGCGTACTCAACGTCTCGCCTGTTTGCCTCCTCGGCACCGTACGAGACGACCCTTACCGTGCTCTCCAGTACGTCGAGCCGGATGCTGACGTTCTCGATGTCTGTCAAAAGTTTAAAGTGTTTCATACCCCAAGCTCCTTCTGTATCAGCTCCACGCCGCGCTTGAAATGATACCGCCAGTATTTCTCGGTCACCTTCAAGTCCGCGGCGCTGTTGCCCATTAAAAATGCCTCCATGACCTCCCTCTGCTTCTGCGGCATTTTGTCCTGGATCACGCGACGTATGTCGATCATGTCGTCGTGCGTCCAGGGCAGCCAGCCGTCCGTCATCGAGCCAGAGATGCCCTCGATGTCCTCCTGCTCCATAAGGTCCGGCTCCTCGTCGGACAGGCGCGGAGCGGCGCAGTTAATTTTATATTTTGTAATGTTCATGCCTTCAGTGCTTCCAGTACCGCCTCCTGCGCGTCAATTTTCCCGTCCAGGACGCGTATCACCTGCTCGTCGATCGTCTTCGCCGCAAGCAGGTGGTGAATGATTACCGGCCTCGTCTGGCCCTGGCGGTACACGCGAGCGTTTGCCTGGATGTAATTCTCCGAGCTCCAGGGCAGGTCGTACCAGACCACCTGCGCCAAATCGCCAGCGTTGCACTGTAGGTTCAGACCGATGCCGCCCGATTGCGGATGTGCGACAAGCATTTTAATTTTTCCGTTTCTCCAGTCCTCCATGTTGTTAGAGTTTAATTCTTGCGCGTCAGGAAACGCGGCCAGTATTTTTGCCAGGGCCGTTTTGTAGTGATAAAAGACTAGCGTTGGGTGCGGATTCTCCTCAACCAAAGACTCCAAATACTCGAGCTTTGTCTTATGGGCCTCAGCGTCACCATCTTCGGTGTAAAGGGTGCCACTGGTAAATTGTAAAAGCTTGTTGGCCAGCGCGGCGGCAGATGCCGCAGTAACCTCTTTAAGATCAATCTCACTGACCATCTCCTTTTTAAGTTGTTTGTACTTCGACATCGCCGAGTCGTCTAGCTCGATGTTGTGGTAGAGCTTTGTCAGCTTCGGCAGCTGCAGGTAGTCCTCGGCGCGCAGGCTGAAGCAGATGTCGGAGATCTTATCCAGTATCTCTTTGTCCATGCCTGGGCGTACTGCCCACTTGTAAACAACGTGCGTGTGTCGGTTTCGTTCGGCGGCGTACATGTACCTGTCTCGAAACTTTGTAAGCGTCGTTTCCAATCGCTGTCCGAGGTCCAGTATTCCAATTTGCGACCACAGGTCGCCAAGGCCTTGTGGCGTTGGTGTGCCCGTGCAGATGATTCGGCGCTTAAACTGTTTTAGCACCTTCTTTATCGCCTTGAATCTCTTCGTGCTGGGGTCCTTGAACCGGCTTGACTCGTCGATTACCAAATAATCGAACAGCCCATCTGGCCAGTGTTCCACCAGCCAGGGGACGTTGTCCACGTTGATCACGTAGATGTCTGAGTTGCTGTAGAGCGCGCTCAAACGCTGCGCGGGTGTTCCCATCACGAGCGCCACTCGGAGGTCTGACAGGTGGCTCCACTTTTGGCACTCCTGGGCCCAGACCGACTCCGCTACTCGTTTTGGGGCAATCACCAAGGTCCTCCCCAAAGAGCTCTCCTTGATGATGGTGAGCGCCGTCACAGTCTTTCCCAGGCCCGGCTCCAGGAAAAGGCCAACGTGCGGCAGACTTTTTGCCCGGTGTATCAGGCGGTTTTGGTAGTGGTGCAAGTCTGTCTTTGAAAGCATTTAAAACCTCTTTTCGTTTGTCGTGCAGCCAGTCGGCCACGGCGTACAATTCTTTTTCTGTTACGTCTTGTTTTATTTTGTTTGCAATAAAGGATATGAATACAACGTTGCCTTGCACGTAACCAAGCTCTGGCACGACCCTGTCCAGAGACGGAGAATTTTCTTCAGGTCCGTGGCCTTTGTCTGGGGTTTCCCACATAAACTCGGTACCAAAGATAGGGCACCGTTCGCCCGCTATCAAATCTAAAAACTCGTAAGTAAGATCAAACGGGATGCCGTTAGTCTTGCAGCGACTTTTTATTTTTGAGAGGCTCGTCCGAAGATAACCCTCTCTGGTTTTTCTGTAGCTTCGGTACCAATCACGGTGTTGTTTGTTCGACCAGGCCATCGACGTCTTCCTTAGATCGCAATACGGTTACCGCAAAGCCCTGACGCTCTAATTCTCGAAACACGTATTGCTGCCTTTTTGACAGCCTTCCCTTTTCCGTTTTTAGCTCTACCAGAAGTATCTTTTTGTTTAGGAATACTATTCTGTCCGGCACTCCCGTCACCGTGCTGATCCACTTTAGGCTCAGTCCCCCCAGCTCCTTCACCCTTTTGTTTAGGTAGCTTTCGACTTGCTTTTCTAGCATTCTTCTCCATCTCCATCCGTATGCCTGTCGTTATCTGCTTTACGATGTGCTCGGTGAGATAGGCGCGAGACTCTTCGCCGATCTCCTCCGCGGGCTCGCCTATGTGCTCAAAGACGCGGCAGACGCAGTGCGTTGCCTCGTGCGCGATCACGCCGGCCAGGTATGCGGGGTCCTCGTCGACGCACTCCTTCAGGTCGAATGCCAGGACGATGACCCCCTCCTTGCCGTCGGTAAGATAGTGCGTCTCTGCAATCCCCTCATCAAGAGCGGAGGCCTTCATGGTGATGCCGTGGTCCTGGAGGATTTTTTGAAACATTTCGTTGGAGAAACATAGCTTGATCTGTGCCGGGAAGTGGCCGCAGTCTACGTGGTAGTAGCCCCAGTTTTTAGGCATCGGAGATTATCCCGTTAAATTTTTGGTAGTAGCGAGGCTGGATGATCAGTATGCCATCTTCTTTTGTAAACCTTAGGTAG